AGGCGCAAATACGCAAGTCTAGGATTGCTGAAAAAGAGCGCAAATTTAGGCAAATGAAACTTATTGCAGAAATAGTTATAGGTATTATAATAGGCTTAATAGGGTTTGCAATGCTTTTGGCATTTGCTATGTACTTAAAAGGGTAGGAGGTTTACATGCTACAAGCTTTAATAGGCCCAGCCACAGAAATAATTGGCAAATTCATCGAGGACAAAGACAAAAAGAACGCTTTGGCTCATGAAATTGCGACTATGGCAGAAAAACACGCCCAAGAATTAGCAAAAGGCCAGTTGGCTATCAACGCTGAAGAAGCAAAGCACAGAAACATATTTGTGGCTGGCTGGAGGCCGTTTATTGGCTGGACGTGCGGGATTGCGTTAATGGCGCACTTTATTTTATTTCCGTCAGCAGATGTGGTTACAGCATATCTTGGTTATGACCCAGTAACATACCCCGCCTTTGATATGGACAGCTTAATGACTATATTGTTAGGTATGTTAGGTCTTGGTGGAATGCGCAGCTTTGAGAAGTACAAGAAGCTAACTAAGTAATTCACGCCTGGAGGGGTTATGGACGCAATAGCGCTAGCAGAACATTTATTAAAGAACATCCGTCAGCAGAGAGATGATTATTCTACTCGTCTGGCGAATGGTGCGGTAGAGACTATGGATGACTACCGATTCATTGTAGGGCAAATACGAGGACTGACCTACTGTGAAGAAGAAATAAGGGCCTCGATGAAAGGTGTCATTGAAGATGACTAAAAAACTGTTCGTTCCAGACAGGATGGCAAAAGCCCCACTACCGAAAGCAGTGGATAAAGCTTTCGACAATCATGATGACAAAAATGCAAAAGACCCATCCAGCATGGACTCTTCTGTATTAGAACGACTGCCACAGCCAGTCGGTTATCGCCTCCTTGTAATCCCATATTATCCACCTGCAAAGACTAAGGGTGGAATATATGTTCCTGACGCAACCAGAGACAGAGAGGCATTTGCCACTGTTGCTGCGTATGTCGTTAAGGTTGGGCCAGATGCTTACAAAGACGAAAATAAGTTCCCAACAGGAGCTTGGTGTGATGAGAAATCATGGGTTCTTATGGGTAGATATGCTGGAAATAGGTTCAAAGTGGATGGTCTTGAGGTAAGACTCATAAATGACGATAATATTATCGCAACTATCCTTGACCCATCAGATATATCTTATGTATAAAAGACTTAGGAGGCATTTATGAGTGTTGAGATGAATAATACGGTAGAAGCTGAAGATAATTTCACAGTTGATTTAGAGGATTCTGAATCACAGCAGCCAGCGGTAGATGAAAAGTCCGAACAAATGTTCGCTTCTGATTCTGAAGGGTCAGATGAGGGTGCAGATTCAGGTGAGCTTGAGAACTACAGTGAGAATGTCCAAAAGCGCATCAATCAGCTAACAGCAAAGCGCAAGCAGGCAATTGAAGAGGCAGAGGCTGCTTATCAATATGCCCAGCAGGTGCAAAATCAAAATGAGGAAATGAAGCGCAGGCTTCAGGAGCTAGACCAGGGCTATATCAATGAATATGGCTCTCGTGTCGAATCTCAGTTAGACCAAGCGAAGAGGCTCCTGAAGGAGGCTCGTGACATTGGCGACATCGACAAAGAGATGGAAGCTCAAGACCTTCTTGCTCGTTTAGCCATTGAGCGTGAGAGATTAAGGGTACAGAAAGCTCGCCAAGAGCAAGCTGCGCAACAGCCACAAGAGCAACAAGCTCAGATGCCACAGCGTCAGCAAGCTCCGAGGCAAGAGGACTTAGACCCTAAATTGCAGACCTGGCTTGGCAAAAATGAAAACTGGTTTGGCAAGGATATGGTTATGACTCGTGGTGCGCAAGCTATCCATGAGACGCTTGTTGGGGCAGAGGGTTACGACCCGACAAGTGATGAGTATTATGCGGAAATCGACAGGCGCATGCGCAGAGAGTTCCCGCACAAGTTTCAGGCACAACGGCAAAACGCCCAAGCAGTTGCACCTGCGTCTACAGGACGGTCAGTAAAATCAGGGCGGAAAAAAACGGTGGAACTTACACCTGGTCAAGTCGCTTTCGCTAAGAAGATGAACATTCCTCTTGAGCGGTATGCTAAAGAAGTGGCTAAACTTGAGAAAGGAGCCTAATAATGGCTGATAGAGTAAGCAGGGATGCGCAAACCCGTGAAAAAGCAGCGAGAGTGGAAGCTTGGCGACCACCATCAACTCTTGAAGCTCCAGAGGCACCAGTAGGTTACAAGCACCGCTGGATTCGTGAATCCGTTATGGAATACGATGACAGAAACAACGTCCATAAGCGCCGCCGTGAAGGTTGGGAGCTTGTAAGGGCGGAAGACTACCCTGATTTTGATGCCCCCGTCATTGACGAGGGTAAGAACGCTGGCGTAATCGGCGTTGGTGGTTTAGTTCTTGCTAGAATACCTGAAGAGATTGTGGCTCAACGTGACGCACACTACCGTAGCGTTACAGAAAATCAAATGGAAGCTGTTGATAGAGATTGGATGCGTGAGAGTAACTCTGCCATGCCAAAGCTCGCTCCACAGCGTTCAAGTAAAGTAACCTTTGGCTCAAGAGGTCAAAATTAACTCATAAGGAGAGTTCAAGATGGCAAATAAAGATGCTGCCTTCGGCCTGCGTCCTGCACGCATGATGAACGGCTCTGCCTTCATGAACCAACAGAATCGTTATCGTATCGCTTCAGGCGCTACAACTGCAATTTTTCAAGGCGACCTAGTGGAAACACTAACTGCTGGAACAATTGGGGTTAAAGCGGCTGGCGAAACTGATGCGGCTCTTGGTGTGTTCAATGGCTGCCGTTACACAGACCCTGTTTCTGGTAAGGAAACATTCTCAAACTACTATCCTGGTTCAATTGCAGCTTCAGACATTGAAGCATTCGTGATTGACGCACCAGACGTAGTTTACGAAATTCAAGCAGACGCTGCATTCCCTGTAGCTGACCTGTTTGGCAACTTTGACATTGTTGCAGGTACAGGCGACACAAATTCAGGGCTTTCACGCACTGAGATTGGCGTTTCAACTGGTGCGACTACTGCAACACTTCCTCTTAAGGCGATTGATATTTCTCAAGACCCTGAGAACAGTGATGTTGGCTCTGCTAACACAAATGTCATGGTTGTTATCAATAACCACTTGCTGTCTGCTGGCACCGCAGGCTTGGCATAAGGAGACTAGATAATGGCTATTTCAAGAGCACAACTAGTTAAAGAACTAGAGCCAGGCCTGAACGCCCTGTTCGGCATGGAATACGACCGCTATGATGCGGAGCATGCAGAAATCTACGACACTGAATCATCAGACCGTGCGTTTGAAGAAGAAGTAATGTTGGTAGGTTTTGGAAATGCTCAGACCAAAGCAGAAGGCGCAGGCGTAGCATTTGACAACGCTTCTGAAGCTTACACAGCACGTTACACCCATGAGACAATCTCATTGGCGTTTGCGTTGACTGAAGAAGCAATGGAAGACAACCTGTATGACCGTCTTGGCGCACGTTACACTCGTGCACTAGCACGTTCAATGGCACACACGAAGCAAGTGAAAGCTGCTGCAACACTGAACAATGCGTTCGACAGCAACTTTACTGGTGGTGATGGTAAAGAGCTTTGCGCTACTGACCACCCGCTAGCTGGTGGCGGTACATTCCGCAATGAGCCTTCAACTGCTGCTGACCTAAACGAAACATCACTTGAGAATGCCTTAATTGACATCTCAACTTTCGTTGACGAGCGTAATCTGATTATTGCTCTTCGTGGCACTAAGTTGATTGTTCCACCACAGCTTCAGTTCGTAGCTGACCGTCTGCTAGAATCTACACTACGTGTAGGAACTGCTGACAACGATGTAAACGCAATCCGCAATATGGGTATGCTGCCAGAGGGTTATACAACTAACCACTTCCTGACAGACCCAGATGCGTTCTTCATCAAGACAGACGCTCCAAATGGCTTCAAGCACTTTGAGCGTACTCCTATGTCAACAGGCATGGAAGCAGACTTCGATTCAGGTAACATGCGCTTTAAGGCTCGTGAGCGTTACAGCTTCGGTTACTCTGACCCTCGTGCAGTGTTTGGTTCACCAGGCGCATAGTACATCTCTCCCTTAGTATCGTCTTTGGGATGTAAGGGCGGCTCTTGTAGCCGCCCTTCGTGTATGGTACGGTCGAGATGGAGGTTTCATGAGATACAATATAGAAGATATAGCTTTGGTTTCTGATGATGAGGTTGATGCTTCAATTGCAAAAAAATTAGTTTCTTTTGTGGAAGAGAACTCTACTTACACAAAAGGGGTCGTAGAGAACTCCCCCGAAAAAGACACAACTTATTTCGCCAGTTACACAAAAGACAAAAGCGAGATTGAGGCTATTTTCTTTAATTATTTGTTATCTTTAAATTTAATACCGATTTTGCCAGGTCACGAAATCAGTTATGTCACAAAGGTGCATGAGATGAAAAGAGACGGGAAAATGGCTTGGCATAATGATGGTGATTACTCTTTAGCTATTTCTTATTACTTGTCGGATTGCACTGGTGGAGAGTTAGAGGTTGTTTTATTTGAAAATGATGAAAGCGACTTGCAAAAAACAATAAAAATATCTCCGAAAAAAAATAGAATCGTTGTTTTGAAGGGCAATAATATGCACAGAGTTTTGCCCGTAAAATCTGGCAACAGAAAATCGATACAGATTTTTCTTAACTTTTCATGCGACCAAAACGACTAGCCAATCTCCTTTGATTAGGATACAATAACTCATCCCTGACAGCCGCATGGTGCGGCTGACACTAGCCACGACAGGAGTATAAAATGGCTCGTTCTACTTTCTCAGGCCCCGTCAAATCTGATGCGGCTTTCATCTATCCAGTTGTATTAACTGCTAACCTTCCAGCAAATGCAGACGTTCCTGAAGGAACTGTGTATGTAATCAGCGACAATGGAGCTGGTGACAATGAATATTGCTTGGTTATCAATACAGGCTCTGCTTGGGTTACAGCCGTAGGTGCAGCACTTAGCTAATAGGAGGCTTTCATGGCTGGACCAGTAAAAGCCTATAATTGGGCACAAGGAACATCTGCTGCGGTAGTTGGCCCTGCACGCTCAAGAATACGTCAAATCGTGATTTACGGTGCTGCGGCAGGCGCATTTACCATTAAGAATGGTGGAGCTTCTGGCGAAACACTGATTACGCAAACATTTACAACAGGCATGCACCATCTGAATATTCCAGATGACGGCATTCTTGCTACTGATGGTGCGTATATTAGTGCTTTCACAGGCACCGATAACGAACTGACAATCTTCTTGTCTTAGGAGATTGTTATGCCCCACGAGATACGCTCTATAACCCAAGTTGGTACATCTGAACCATTTGAGTTGCAGGTGTCTCGTGGGCAAATTACTTTACACTACCCCATTCATAAGTTTGGCTACAGTCCTAGCATAGGCGCTGACACGGAAACCGTCTGGGCGCAAGGCGGTTTGTATGTCTACCCGACAACAGCATCCACGATGTATATTTCTAGCAGTTCTACTGCCGACACCTCTGCGGGGACAGGAGCTAGAACAGCTACCGTGTCTGGATTAGATGCAAATTTTGACGAGATAAGTGAAACTGTTGCGCTAAATGGTCAAACAGGAGTGCAGCTAAACGGCGCTTTGAATTGGTATCGTGTTAATAGAATTGTGGTAAACACCGCAGGCTCTGGAGGAGCTAATGCAGGCGTTTTGTATGTGGGAACTGAAGCCACTCCAACAGGCGGCGTCCCAGTAAACAAATATGCTACTGTTGCTATTGGTGACAATCAAACCTTGATGTGCCTGTGGACAGTTCCGAGGGGTTACACTGCCTACATTCATCAAAAAGATGTTTCAGCCTCCTCTTCAGCAGGGAAGTTTGCTATTTTCTCATTTCTTGGCAGGCCAGATGGCGGTGTTTTCAATGTAAAAGACAGGGTTCTTTTAGCCAATAACAGCACGGCTATTTCTTATTGGAATCCTATAAAATTTACGGAAAAAACAGATATTGAAGTTAGGGCGCAGGCTGATTCTGCGGGTGGCACAATTACAGCTTCCGCTACGCTAGATATTACATATATTAAGAATGAGGTGGGTGTATAATGGCTCGCAAAAAAGAAAACCCCATTCGTAAGACTACTGGTAAGGGCGGTAATTACCGCAAAACCAAAGAGGGTGCGGGAATGACCAAGAAGGGTGTTGCCGCATACCGCCGTGCAAATCCTGGTTCTAAATTAAAAACAGCCGTGACTGGCAAAGTCAAAAAAGGCTCCGCAGCGGCAAAACGCCGTAAATCATTCTGTGCTCGTAGCGCTGGTCAAATGAAAAAGTTTCCTAAAGCGGCTAAAAATCCTAATAGCCGTTTAAGACAGGCGAGGCGTAGATGGAAATGCTAATAAAGGTTTTGATTGGTGTTGTTGGCTTCGCAGGAAGCTTGTGTGCTGTATTCTTTGCTTGGGTTGGTCTTAGTATTGTTGATATGAAGACAGAACTCGCTGTGACCCATGAAAAGGTTGCGAATGTTGAGGAAATGGTAAAACCCATGTGGGAAAAGTTTATATCGGAGAAGACAGTTGCCAATATCACGCTCACAAATGTCGCAACAGATAAGTAAGCCAGGAGGCAAGAAGATGCCAAAAGATGCTTGTTATAAAAAGGTAAAGGCACGTTACCGTGTGTTTCCTTCAGCCTATGCTTCTGGCGCAATTGCTAAGTGTCGTAAGGTTGGCGCTAAAAACTGGGGCAATAAATCAAAAGCGAAGAAAATGCGTGGCGGTGGAGCTGTTATGCGAGATAAGCCAACAGCAATGTATTGATGGGTGAATCATGGCAGTCAGAAAAACAAAAGCTGGTGCTTCGCTTAAACGATGGTTCAAAGAGGACTGGAAGGATGTGCGCACGGGGAAGGCATGTGGGAGAAGCAAGGGTGAAAAACGGGGCACTCCATATTGTCGCCCCTCTAAAAGGGTTTCTAGTAAAACACCCAAAACATCCAAAGAGATGACTGCAACAGAAAAACG